CAATCCCCCGTATTCTCGGGGGACGGGTTTTAGACTTTGTTGTTGACTTAAGAGATTCTCTTGGGAATAAAGGGTAAGTTGTTCTTTGACTCGCCTTGTTAGCACAGCGGTAGTGCGACTGTTTTGTAAACAGTAGGTCGTTGGTTCAATCCCAACACAAGGCTCCATTTGGGGGTGTGGACTCCGTAAGTCCAGCACGACATCATGGATGTCAGTTCAAGGTAACTCTTTGACACCCCCTCCATTTGGGTGCTAGCCTAATGTGGCTAGGCATAACAAATATATACAGGAGTAAATGCCTAATGTATGTGTCCAGATTATATATAAGTTATGACTGTGCGGTTAGAGTCCCACACACCCACCATTTAGAGGGTTGGCAGAGTGGTCTATTGCGGTAGTCTTGAAAACTACTGGGTGTAAAAGCCCCATCCGTTCAAATCGGATACCCTCTGGATTTACGACCCATAGTTCAACGGATAGAACACCCGCCTTCTAAGCGGGTCATCTAGGTTCGATTCCTAGTGGGTCGATTGTACATCGAGTAGCGTAATGGCATCGCACCTGCTTTGGGAGCAGGGGATTGCAGGTTCAAGTCCTGTCTCGGTGATTTCACAGACCCGTGGTGTAATGGTAGCACTAGAGATTTTGGTTCTCTCTGTCGGGGTTCGACTCCCTGCGGGTCTATGGGGGCTTCTTTCAATGGCAGGAAACCCCGTTTGCATCGGGGCAATGGGAGTTCGATTCTCCCCGCCTCCACCCTTTAGGGATTGTAACTCAATGGTTAGAGTAGCCGCCTTTTAAGCGGTTGGTTGCTGGTTCAAGTCCAGTCAGTCCCATTCTTAGCGGAAGTGGTGAAATGGTATACACGACTGACTTAAAATCAGTTGCCCAAAGGCTTGCGGGTTCAAGTCCCGCCTTCCGCATACTTTCACGGCAGTACGCTTTTAGCGGCAATAACTCAATTGGCAGAGTGTCAGTTTTCCAAACTGGATGTTGCGGGTTCGACCCCCGCTTGCCGTACTTTGACAGGGGGGTGTAACTCAGCGGTTAGAGTGGGCTCTTTATAAGGGCTAAGTCGAGAGTTCGATTCTCTCCACCCCTACCTGTAAAAAATTTGATATGGATGTGTCGATTTAGTTTGACAAAATCAACACATTACTGCGAATGTGTCGATATGAGAGAAAAACAACTTTCTATCGCACTAGGTCTTGCCCGTGATATCCTCAAGGAATTTAGGTCATCATACGAGGAGGGCGTTGACTGGACTAGAATTGAATCCAGAAAGCCACAGCATATGTGGGAGGTCGAGTGGACGGAGGCTGGAATTGCCCGTCTTAAGGAGAACATCGGCTTCAAGGAGCCAGAGAAGATTAATCCTCCAGAAAAGAAGCGGGGCATTGTGTTTAACAAGTTCAAGAATCCAAAGGTTATGGGGGTCACCATCGATGGTGTCTTCCATAATGTGCTTTGTAAGGACTCATCTAAGTTCCACAAGGGTATGCCTGTGGATGTCAGATGGGATGGCAACCGCTGGTGCGTTGTCCGTCACCCTAGGTTCAATGGAAAGTACTGACCCAGATGACCAAGATGATGCTGAAGAGGAGATTCCTTTTGAGGAACTGATATGGCTTTCGCCCCGACACCACACCCCATTCTTATAACGCCCACATCGGACGATATAAAGCGGTTGGTGGAGAAGGTCGGTGAGGAAAGAACGCTGGAAATCTTGAATCTTCGTGAGGATAAGATTCTGGCTGAAAAAACAGACCCTTATAGGCACGGATTCGACTTGCCGCATTGGAAAGAAGCGGACGAACTGCTCAAGGCTAACAACGAGGTGCTGATTCTAGGGGGTAATCGAGCCTCCAAGACGGAATGGGCGGCAAAGCGTGTCGTCCAGACGCTCTGTAATATGGAAAACGCTAGAGTCTGGTGCTTGCACACGACAAATCAGTCGAGCATCCAGATGCAACAGCCGATTATCCATAAATATCTGCCATCTGAGTTCAAGGAACTGCGGAAAAACAAGATTCAGAATGTATCGTATACGCAGAAAAACGGATTCAGCGATAACACCTTCATTCTTCCGAACAAGAGCCAATGCATCTTTATGAATTACGCTCAAAAGCGTGATGTCATCGAAGGTGGCGAAGTAGACCTCATCTGGTGCGATGAACTTGTGCCTCTAGACTGGATTGAGACGCTCAGATACCGCATCGTGACCCGTAGCGGTAAGTTAATCGTGACCTTCACACCAATCACGGGCTACAGTTCCGTGGTCAAGGAGTATATCAGCGGTGCTAAGATAATCGAACATAAGCCGTCACCTCTTTTGCCAGACAATATTAATGTGATGGGATGCCCTAGGGGTACAATGCCGTATAAAGCGAAGTCCTATGTCCGTCCTGCTGGGGTTATGTGGTTCCATAGCGAACTCAACCCATACAATCCGTTTGAACAGTTGAAGAAAACCCTATTGGGCAAGAAACCTTATGAAATCAAGATTAGAGCGTACGGATGGGCAGACAATATCAGCGGAAACCAATTCCCAAGATTCAACCCAGAAATCAACATCGTCAAATCGGATAATGTACCGAGAGACGGAACTAATTATATGGTTGTTGACCCTGCTGGGGCTAGAAACTGGTTTATGCTATGGCTACGAGCATCTTCGGATGGTTGCCTCTATGTATATCGAGAGTTTCCAGATTCGTCTGAAGGTGAATGGGCATTACCTTCTGCTGACCCCGATGGGAAGATGGGTACTGCACAGCGTAACGGGGCTGGACGCTCTCTTGCGGAATATAAGAGCCTAATCCTGTCCCTAGAGGGCGAAGAGGTCATAAACGAACGCTACATCGACCCTAGGGCTGGCGGCTCTAAGGCTGTTACCGAAGACGGGGGCGTTACCTTGATTGATATGTTGGATGACGGGGAAGTCCCTATGCATTTCCAGCCAGCCGCTGGCATCCGCATCGAACAGGGCGTATCAATGATTAATGACGGCTTTGCCTACGACTACTCGCAAGAACTTTCACCACTCAACAAACCTAAACTCTATATTTCAGAAGAATGTCAAAATCTTATCTATTGTCTAAAGGAATGGACTGGGATGGATGGGGAAAAAGGAGCAACCAAAGACCCCATCGACTGCCTCCGCTACTTAATCACTATGAACCCAGAGTATCTGAGTTCGGAATCCTTAAAAGGTACGGGTGGGGGCAGTTATTGATGGAAGTCTATTATCCTATTCTTTTGACTCGCTCAAAGGCAATGTTACTTATGGGCTTGACAAGACGCAAGTTAGAGTCCCTTGCTATGGATGGAATTGTAAGAACTTATACCACCAAGGGCGGTCATAAGCGATACTTCCGTGACGATTTAATCAATTTTATAAAAAATGAGCATAACTAAGAACAATCTTTCTACCAAGTACAATCCTAATCAAGATAAACTGGTATACGCTACGAGCAAGCCAGATATCCCGTACCTCTGGCAGGAATACAATCGCTCCACGCAGAATGGTGGCAATGTCGCCAACATTATGGAAAACGATGACATTCGTCTTTCCAGATGGGCTGGTCAGACCTCCGATGGCAAAAAGCACAGTTCCTCACGAATGGAGGGCGATGCCGCCTTCCCGTTTGAGGGTGCTTCTGATGTCCGTTGCCGTCTAGTTGACCGCACAATCAATGACATCGTTGCGATGCTGATGACCACCTTTGACCGCTGTAAGGTCAAGGTCAAGGGAACCGAATACAACGACTACGACTTCGCTGGCTCAGCCAATGTGCTGATGGACTGGCTGACCCAATCAAAGATGCGACAGGAACTCCGTTCGGAGGCTGAACTGCTCGCCCAGTACACACAGCAGTACGGCTGGTCTGGTTTGCACATCACTTGGGAACAGGAAACCGCCTTCCGTAACCAAACCATCAGAATCGAGGAAATCCAGCAACTGTCCGAACAGGCTAAGCAAAGTGGCTCGTCCTTGCAGGACTTGGCTAACGCCATTATGCAGGAAGAACAGGAAGAGTACGCCATCGACCTTATTTCTCAGTACATCGCTGATGTTAGCCCGAAGGACATCAAGAAAGCCGTTCGTGACCTCCGCAAGGAAGGCAAGGCTGAGATTCCACAGGCTTACACTTCCAAGAACCTTCCGTCCGTTACGGCTCTCAAGCCCTTCGATGAAATCTCGTTCCCTCCCGAAACCATCGACATCCAGAACGCCAGAGTCATCTTCCGCAGAGTGTTTATGACGGAGATGGAGATTCGCTCACAGGCGGC